ACTTATTTCGAAAGCAGGTTCTGAAGGTATAGATTTAAAATTCATAAGACAAGTTCATATTCTTGATCCTTGGTATAATATGAATCGTCCTGAACAAATAATAGGTCGTGCTGTTCGTAATTTCTCTCATAAGGATTTACCATTTGAAAAAAGAAATGTTCAAATATTCATGTATGGCACAATATTAGATAATAATACAGAAGAGTCGGCTGATTTATATGTATATCGTGTTGCTGAATATAAAGCAATTCAAATAGGAAAAGTAACGAGAGTATTAAAAGAAACCGCGGTTGATTGTATAGTAAATCATGATCAAACACAATTTACACAAGAAAATTTTACCAATAATTTAAAAGAACCTATTGTTCAAGAGTTATCAACAGGAGAGACATTAAAAGAATATAAAATAGGTGATGCACCTTTCTCTCCATCATGCGATTATATGGCGAATTGTGAATTTGATTGTAGACCGACCGCAAAAATTGACGACAAAAATTTAAATGAAGATACGTATGATGAAAATTTTATTGTTATAAATTCCGAAAAAATTTTACAAAGAATAAGAATGTTATTTAAAGAATCTTTCTTTTATAAAAAAGATACACTTTTTAAAGCTATTCAAACACCAAAAGAATATCCAAAAGTACAAATATTTTCTGCTCTAACTCAATTGATTGATGATGAAAATGAATTTATAGTTGATAAATATGGTAGAAACGGAAGATTAGTAAATATTGGCGAATATTATTTATTTCAACCTATCGAATTAAAAGACAAAAATATTTCAATATTCGAAAGATCAGTTCCTATAGATTATAAGCATAGTATGGTTAATTTTGAAATAAAAATAAATCAAGAACCCGTTAAACCTGTTATAGATAAGAGAAACTTAGATAAAGTAGTTATCGAAGAAGAAAATAATAACTTTCCTGAAGGACAAGAGATTGTTGATAAAATGAAAATAAATTTTAATATTGCGAAAGAATTTTCAAAAGTGTCAAAAGTTCCTAGAGCGGATGATGATTGGTATAAACATAGTGGAGTCATAATAAAAAAAATGTCAACAGAATATCCAGATTCAAGAAAATTTTTGTTAAAATTACTTGTGGCACATATGATCGAATTGTTGTTATTCAATGATAAAATTAATGTAATGAATTATATTTATTCTTTACAAACAGAAACTATAAAAAAAGATTCTTTTGAATCATTGTTGAGAGAATATTTTCAAATCAATAGTATAACAACTAAAAAACTGACAGCATTTATTACTTATAAATTGAATAAAAAAATTATACTATTGTTAGATAATAATAATCGATGGATCGAAGCTACACCAGAAGACCAGAGAGAAATAGCTTTTTCAAAAGAAACTAAAGAGTTTTTAGAGTTTAATAAAAATGATTATAATCAAATAGTAGGATTTATGGGATATCAAAAGGGTAACAAGAATATAGCATTTAAAACAAAAAATATGGATTCTAAACGTGATACAGGAGCTATATGTGAAGATGCAACAAAAGATAAAAATTTAACTAAATTGAATAGCATTTTAGGTGAAGAAAAGTTCACAAAAGAAAATACAAAAGCCATAAAAGATAGTAATGGAAATATAATACATGAAGCAGTTGGTAATACAGAGTTATGTGTGCTTGAAGAATTTATTTTAAGATATTTTAATACTATTAAAAAAGATAATAAAAAATGGTTTTTTACACCAGAAATGGCAATTTACCATAAACTTTATACAGTTTTTGTATAAAATAATTATATTTAAATAAAATTGAAATAAATATAATTAAAAGATTATATGTATATACATTATAATGGAAACTACAAAGCAAATCAAAAAACGCAAGGAGGTAAAATTACAATCAATATATTCAAGATGTTTATTAACGAGAAAAATAGTTTTAAATATAAATTTTATTGGTAAAAATTTGGATGAAGTAATTGAAGAAAATATACGTGATAATTTTGAAGGTAAATGTGTAGTGGAAGGTTTTATTAAACAAAATTCATGTAAAATTATAAGATACTCTTGTGGTATGGTTGAACGCGGTAATAATGTAGTTTTTGAAGTTGTATTTGAATGTGATGTTTGTTTTCCAGTTGAAGGTATGTTAATATCGTGTGTCGTAAAAAATATTGTTAAAGCTGGAATCAGAGCAGAGAGCGCAAATGAAGTTCCGTCGCCTATAATCGTATTTGTCGCAAAAGATCACCATTATAATTCTCAACAATTCGCGGAAGTTAAAGAAGGTGATATAATTAATGTTCGGGTTATTGGACAACGCTTTGAATTAAATGATAAGTATGTCTCAATTATAGGCGAATTAGTAAAAGAAAAAGAAATTCCTCCAAAACCCAAACAACAATCAAAACCTCGTTTAGTTATTGAATATTAATCTCTTCTTTAAGTTATTTTATAATATATATAAACCATAATTTAAAAAGTTTTTTTTATGTAAATAAATAATTTAAAAAGATCTTGTCAAATAAACTAATGGAAGCTACTGTATCTACAAACGAGAGTAATAATTATTCTGTAAGTGAATTAAATTATTTGAGAGAATCTATTGAAAATATGAATAAATTTAATCAAATAGAAGTTCTTAGGATTTTAAAAAATCACAAAAGTGATGTAATATTAAACGAAAATAAATATGGAATACATATAAATTTATCTGAATTAAAAAATGAAATATTACATGAACTTGATATGTATATTAAATATGTAAACACACAAGAATCGGCATTGAACGAAGCTGAAAAACAAAAAGAAGATTATAGGATAACATATTTTACAAAAGATATTAAAGATAACGCATAAAATAAATATAACTTTTGTATAATAAATATGAATTTAATTGATGAATTACAATCTTATATTTTAAATGAAGAAAATATGTGCGCTTATTTAAAATATAAATTTAAGAATACAACAAATGACGAAAATAAAAAATCTAGATCTATAAATGTTATAAACACAAAAAAAACTAATTTATTCATCCCACGTGAACAAGATTCACTTTTTTGGTGTTTTTACATAATAAAAAATGGAGAGATAAAATACGAAATGTTAAATAATAAAAATTCATTACTTACAAAACAATTAAAGATTGAATTTATAAAAATGATTAGAGATAACAAATCAATTCTCAAAACATATAAATTTGATACTATTTCTAATATTGAAAGTAATTTAGTAAATGATAATGTTATAAATATAAAAACTATTATAAGTTTATGTGTTATTGAAAAAATTAATTTGATTTTCGTAAGTAAAAATTGTTATTTTGAATTATTAATGAATGATACGGATGATACTTACATTATTCGTGAAGTTGAAGTTAATACAAAATACAATAAAAAATATGGTTTTGAATTAGCAAATAACGAAACTTTAAATCAAATTAAAAATTCACTATATAAATTAGATTCCTTAGATAAACCAATTAAAGCTTTATCTTCGTATAAAGTTCAAGATTTAATAAATATTGCGAATAAATTAGCTATTGAAACTATAAACAGAGAAACTAATAAAAATAAAACAAAAAACGAATTGTATGAATCAATTATCCAATATTTTTAAATTATAAAAAAATTGAACAATAATTTAAAAATATGTCTAAATATATATATAACGATGAGTTCTAAAAACAATTTAAATTTAGAGAGTAAAACTGCTATTATTATTCCTTTTCGTGACTTAGAAAAGGAACAAAAACGCAGTGAACAATTAAGAAAACTTGTTAACTATATGTCTAATTATTTAAATAATAAAAATTATAAAATTTTTGTGATAGAACAATCTGATGATGGACGTAAATTTAATCGTGGTCAATTATTAAATATTGGTTTTCAATATGCTGAAAAAGAAGGTTATAATAATTTTATATTCCATGATGTAGATCTATTACCATCTGAAGAATTAAAAGAATTTTATATTAAACCACCTACTAATAAACCCGTTCATATTGCTGCTGTTTGGGATAGATATAATCAAAATCCAAATTATTTTGGAGGTATAGTTTCGTTTAATGATATAATGTTTAATACTATAAATGGTTATCCTAATAATTTTTGGGGATGGGGAGGCGAAGATGATGAATTATATAAACGCACAAAAAAATTCTATAATATTTATAAACCACAAAAAGGAAAAATAACTGATCTTGAAGATTTATCATTACAAGAAAAACTTGAATACTTAAAGGAAAATGAATTAAAATTCATGGAAAAAAGAGAAGCTCTTGCTGAACACGAAAAAACATGGAAATCAAATGGTTTAAACTCTCTTAATTTTAAAAAAATGAGTGATAGTTCGTGTGGTAAAAATTGCGAAAAAATTGTGGTTCAGTTGAGTTCAAATAAAGAACCGTTAACACAAGAAGAACAAGGAATTGCTTTAAAAAATGAAGATATAATTGTAGATGAAGAACCTATTGTTGAAGAAAAAAAACCTGGTAAACCTGAAGAATTTGATAAACTTATAAAATTGTTTTATAATTTAAATCCATTTATTCGAACAGATAAAAATTATGAATTAGAGGTAAAATTTGGCACAAAAGGAATTAAAATGTTTACTAAAAACGATTATGATAATGTAATTAAAACATTAAAGTCTTTCGGGTTTCAAACTACTAATCCATTAGGAACATATTCTCTCCGTATTAAAACAGAATTTCTTGACACTACAACAGGAAGATTTAAAATGTCTGATATAAGAACAGAAATCGATGGGTTAATTGCTATAGAAAAATATTGTAAAAGTAATGATATTAAGGTTATATATAAAGAACATCAAAATGCTTTAAAATTTATAAACAAGAGAGCTTATATAACACCAGAAAAAACTATGTTAAGAGCATTAGATTTTGATGATTTTAATTTTAGAATTTCATTACAGACTGAAGAAAAAGTTAAAAAAGGTGTTGAAAATAATATAATAGAAAATTGGAGAAAATCAAAGAAAGAATTTCGTTATTTAAATCGAGTTACATTTACTCATCCTGATTATCCAGTATTAGTAGATATTAGTATTTCTAAAGCAGGAAACAAAGGAAAAGATAAACGTGGTTATACAAATATTATTCCAGTTTATACGCTTGAAGAATCAAATGTATTTAATAATCAAGAAACCTATGAAATTGAAATTGAAATTAACAATCAAAATATCGGCCCCGGAACTTATTTTCAAAACCCCAATGATATAGTTACTAGTTTGAGAAAAGTTATAAAATATATATTAGTTGGTTTACAAGGAACTATGTATCCTGTATCTTATCCTGAACAAGAAGAAGCCCTTAAAGATTATATGAAATTAATATGGGGTGATGATATAGAGCATCCTAAACGAATTACTAGTAAAAATTTTATTGGACCAAATTCAATCACATTACAATTGACTAATATTGCTCCTATAGATGAAAATACAGTTATTCCTAATATTAGAAAAGATTTTGTTGTTACTGATAAAGCAGATGGAGAAAGGCATCTCATGTATATTTCAAAATCAGGAAAAATATATTTAATTAACACAAATATGGATGTCAAATTTACTGGCGCCAAAACATATACAGAAAATTGTTTTAATACATTATTAGATGGTGAATTAATTTATCATAATAAAAATGGTGAATTCATAAATTTATATGCTGCGTTTGATATATATTACATTAAAAAAAAAGACATCAGAAGTTATACGTTTTTACCACGAGAAGAAGAACAAGATGTATATAAATCACGATATTATTTGTTAGAAAACATTATTAATGCCATTAATCCTGTATCAATTATGCATGTAAAAGTTACACAATCTACTGAAAAAATAGAAATTTCACCTATAACAATCAAAATGAAAAAATTCTTTCCGATCTCAACAAAACAAACTATATTTGAAGGTTGTAAATCTATTTTAGATAAAGAAAAACAAGGTTTATTTGAGTATGAAACAGACGGATTAATATTTACACATGCTTTTTATGGTGTTGGATCAAATGAAATTGGAAAAGCAGGACCTAAAAATAAAATTACATGGGAATATTCATTCAAATGGAAACCACCACAATACAATACAATTGATTTCTTGGTAACTACATTAAAAGGAGCAAATGGGGATGATGTTGTTAAATCTATATTTGAAGATGGTGTAAGCGCTTCTAGTGCTGTTCAATATAATGAATATAAAGTAATTGAACTAAGATGTGGGTTTAATGAAAAAACTGATGGATTTATTAATCCTTGTCAAGATATAATTGATGATAATCTCCCAGAATTTAAAGAACGTTTTGAAGACAATCAAGCAAATGATTATGTTCCCAAACGTTTTTATCCGACTGAACCATATAATCCAAACGCAGGTATATGTAATATAATGTTAAAAAATGACGCTTCTGGAAGTAAGCAAATGTTTACAAAAAGCGGTGAAGCGTTTATGGATAATACAATTGTAGAATTTGCTTATGATATAGATTTAGATGACGAAAATTGGAGATGGATTCCTTTACGTGTAAGATATGATAAAACAGCTAAATTAAGAAGAGGAGAAAAAGAATATGGTAATTCGTATAAAGTGTGTAATGAAAATTGGAAATCAATACATCCAACAGGAAGAATTACAGAGAATATGTTATCAACAGGATTAGATATTCCTAATGTTTCAGTCAGCGAAGATATTTATTATAATACACCTTCAGGAAAAATGAAAACTGAAGCATTGAAAAACTTCCATAATCTATATGTTAAAAAAACATTGATAAGTGGTTCCACAAAACAAGGAGATACTTTAATCGATTTTGCTTGTGGTAAAGCAGGAGATCTGCCTAAGTGGATTTCTTCTAAATTATCGTTTGTATTTGGCATTGATTATTCAAAAGATAACTTAGAAAATAGATTGGATGGTGCGTGTGCGAGATATATTAAAGCGAGAAAAGACAATAAACATATGCCATATGCTCTATTTGTACATGGTAATAGTTCTTTTAATATTAAAGATGGTTCTGGTCTATTAAACGATAAAGCAAAACAAATATCGGCAGCTGTATTTGGACGAGGACCTAAAGATGTAGATAAAATTGGAAAAGGAGTAGCGAGACAATATGGTAAAGGTGATAATGGATTTAATGTATCTTCATGTCAATTTGCTATTCATTATTTCTTTGAAAACCCCGATACATTAAAAGGATTTCTTAAAAATGTTGCTGAATGTACAAAATTAAATGGATATTTTATTGGTACTTGTTATGATGGTAAGCATATATTTAATGAATTGAGAAAAATTAAAATGAATGAAAGTATTCAAATAATTGATGAAGGTAAAAAAATTTGGGAAATAATTAAAAGTTATGGTTCATCTACGTTTGAAGATAATTCTAGCTCAATCGGCTATAAAATTGACGTGTATCAAGAATCAATTAATCAATATATTTCAGAATATCTTGTTAATTTCGAATATTTAACGAGAGTTATGGATATTTACGGTTTTAAAGTGATTGATAGAGAAGAAGCCCAAGAAATGGGTCTTCCTGATGGTTCGGGATTATTTAGCGAATTGTTTATTAATATGTTGGATGAAATTAAGAAGAATCCATATAAACAAAGCTTATTTCGTGAAGCACCAAATATGACCTCTTTTGAAAAGAAAATTTCGTTTTTAAATAGATACTTTGTTTTTAAAAAAATTAGGGAAGTTAACGTTGAAAAATTACAATTAGAATTAGGCGAATATGAAGAAATGATAATCGAAAAAGAAAAAGAAGAAACAAAACATGCTATTGTTGTAGCAAAAGAACAAGAAAAAACTCTTAAACCAAAAGTAAAAAAATTATCTAAAAAAATATTATTAGTAGCTGCTACTGAAGCTGTTGATGAAGAAATAGTTAAAAAAGAAATTGAAGAAGCAATTGAAAAAGATGACAAAAGCGAAAAGAAAAAGAGAGTAAAAAAAATCAAACCAGTAACGAGTAAAAAACTAACTGTAAGAATAGCAGAAAGCGATTCAGATTAACAATTACGTAACATACTTAAATAAAATTTATATTATATAATAAGGCATATGAGTTATTATATATTACCAAAAAATATTAATATCATTAATGTTAATCCAAAAAGTTCCAGTATCCCTTGTAACGTTTATTTATCATATTCTCTTTTAAATTATTATAATTCAGTGAAAAATCAAATAATAAATATGTTTCATTTAATAAACGATTTATCGAGCAACAACTACGAAGAAGCTATTACAATTGTAAACCCATATGAATTTATTTTTT